TGATGGGTAATAAGTTATGTCCGATAATGAATAACCACTCTTATCAAATAAATCAAATAAAGGCGGTTGGTTTGCATCAATTTTATCTTGTCCAGCTTTCCACTCGGTACCATTATAATACCACATCTTACCTTTATACTCATCACCGTTTCTAACTAATACTGTTTCGTTTTCAATTGGGGTTGTATCTGTTTCTTCAATAAGACTAATTTGTCTTATAAGATTATGTGTAATAAATTTTACTTTAAAAATTTTTCCTGATACTCTACTATCAGGATCAGCAGTAAACAATACACGCATATTGTCAACAATATCTACACCATCAACATTATACCCTATTGCACCTTCAACATTTGAAAACACATCATTAGTAAATGTATCTAATAAATCAATATCAGCTTTAGCACTAGTACCAAAATTATGTAATTTTAATCCTGCACTAAATTCAATAATAGGACGTTTTGCTCTATAATCTTGATCTAGTTCTGGAGGTGTACCTGTAAGTGTTGCAGACAGTTCAATAACTTCTCTATGAAACCATCTGTTATACCTTGCCCAAGGATTTCTACTTTTAGATGCTTTATTAACTACAAGATAATCTTTTACTCCTGCAAAACTATTAGCATTACTATATGGTAACCTATCAAATCCTACGCTGTCAAACAAAACAGGTTTATCTGTTGCATACGTAGCCGGAATTTCTAAATCTTTTTCATTAATTAAAGTAATTTCAGTTCCAACACCTTCAATATACCATTCACCAGTAGCATATTTTGTAGGAGTTACTGTTCCTTGGAAATAAACCTTTAAACCATTTGAAAAAGCTATTCCACCAGTACTTGTATAAGTTTTTTTACCTAAAATTTCAGCTTCTACATCTATTTCTGTATTATCAACTGCATCTGCAATTTGTATTAACCCACTTGCATTAATATCATTTCCATTTACATAAAATAATGTATCAGGTGCATTATCAGGAATTGTCCAAGTAATAGTTCCAACATCAACTGTTTGAGTACTATCATCTAATCCTGTAGTATACAATAAACTAGGATCTAATGAACGTGCAGTTCTAAATGTTAATGGCATTCCTACTGCATCAATTTCAAAGATGTATGTTTGTCCTCTAAATAATTTTAAAGTTGGATTAGATGTTAATCCGTCAGGTGTGAAAATATAACTATTGTTGTCTATATTATCTTTTTTAGTTACTTTATAAGTACTTTCAACATCTTTAGCATTACCGGCAATGCCTATTCCTATTGGACCATTGGGTAACCAATAATATTCTCGAAAATTTGTAAACTTATCCCATTCAATATGCGGGTTCCAAGCATAATATTCTTGACTATTAAGTTTACTATGATCATCTACAGTACCGCCAAACGCTCTTATTTGATTAATATAATCATTGTAGTCTTTATAAAAAGTAACATTGTTTAAATTATCTTTTACTACTACCGCTGGGTCTAATTGATAACTTTCTCTATCAGAATTATGTTCAGAAATATAAGTATCATCGGCTTTGTATGCTTTAGCAGTACGTCGGCCAAAGTATCCACTTAACTTTTCTGCCACACCGGGTTGAATTAACTGATCTAAAGTTGCATTAAGAAACTTTTTATTAGTTATACTACGAAAATATCTAGGAAGTAATTCCGCACTAGGTCTTCGTGGCGGTTTTACACCACCAGTTGGTAACGGATATTCATGTTGGTCATCGGAAAAAGCCATTAGACACCATATCCCCCAGAGCCTGATGAAACATTACCTGATGTGTATGTTCCAGCACTTTGTATACCTGAATTAGTTGACGTTGCTACAGTTAAAACTTTACCTGAAGCTTTTAATCTACTTGCTGTAACGGCATCTATTACTTCAACATTATCAACAGTCGCTCCACTAACAAAAATTTCATCTGATTCAGATTTAATTTCATACAAACTACCAAACCCTTGCAGTTGTTGGTTAGGAACAATTACAATTGTTACTAACTCAGGTGCAACGGTCGCCATAATAAAAGTACTCAACTCTGAGAAATAAAACGTGTCTCCAAAATCCCAATTATCTAAAGCAAAGAATTGGTTGATTGCTGAAATAACTTTTGCCTTAATTGCATTAGTATTAACAACTTGGTCTGGATTTTTAACTATCTTAAATGTTGCTTGTAAATCTATATCAGCATTTGCTCCAAATAAAACTTTATACTTTACAGGATGATAAATTACTTCATCACTAATTGATTTAATTTTATTAATCTCAGATCCATAATTATTAAACAAATTATCGCTACTTGGCGGCAATGGTCTTTCTGTTACTGTACCATCTAAAAATTCTCTAAATAAATCATCATAACTTTTCGTTAATAGATATGTGTCAATAATATTACTGCTACTTGGATCAATTCTATTATCGTCATCTGCCGCGTGTACATATTGAAATTTAAGTTTGTCTCTTCCAACAAACGCTCTATATTCTGTCGTTAATACCAATGCACCAGCTGTATATATTTTAAATACATTCTCTGTAACTAGATAAAAAATTTGTCCAGCAGTATATTGACTTAATGCACCTACAACACTTTCAGATTGTTTTACATTTACTACTGCACCATCAATATAACTATAATCTTCAATTCCATCAGTAGTAATATACCTTTTCTGGAAAATATATTTTGTTAATGGATTCGTTGTTTCTTTAACAATTTCAAGAAAGGTTTCAGGATCATCAACAACTCCGTCTTCGTCATCATCATAAAAACTTACTTCAACTTTTTTACTATCAACATATCCATCAGCATCACGATATGCATCAGAAATTTCCCAATCATGCTGTACTGTAAATGGTATTAATTCGTCTGGTTTTAAATTAATAGATAAGACTGAAATTTTATCCTTAATAATTTGTCCTGTTTTATTGTCAAATACTTTATCAGCACTATCAAAATAAAATCTAATTTCTTCATCACTTTCAAAAATATATCTTAAACTACGATATGTAATTGTATATTTTTCACCATCTGTTTCAAGTAATAACAACCAACTTGCATCTAATTGTTGATTAGTAGTATCTCCGGTTTTACCTAAACTGAAGTCTCCGAGAATACTTAAATTATTTTCAACTACAATTCTCCATTGTCTTAAATTAGTATCATATCTTAAACCAAATGTTTTATTAGCAAATAATTGATCGATGATTTGTGTTTTTACAGTTTCTACCAATGTTTTAGAAAATTTAGGTACAATTTGCTGTAAAACAGCCGTTGACGGAATAATATCATTAAGTATAATTGGTCCTGAACCATCTGTATTATCAACAGCACCGTCACCAACAATACTAACTACTTTAACCCATTTATAATCAAGTGCCCCTATATGATCTGGATCGCCTAACATTAATGTACCATCTGTCATAAAATGATATCCATCAGGCGCTAAAAATTTTATTAATGTGCCTTCTTCAAGAAATCTTAATGCACTACCTGTAAATCCTGCAACTTGAAATCTTGTTCCGTCAACATCTTCAAAATGACCAGTTGTTTGATTAGTTCCTTTTGTAGTTTGTACCCAACTTGCTCCTAAATCTGAAACAATTGTTTTAGGAAAGTTTGTCAAATAATAATTTAACAATTGTTTTTCAGCTAAAATAGGTTGAATTACTTCTTCAACAATTCCTTCAAGGTCTACTTTTGTTGTATATACAAAATTCTTATATTTCGTTAATGTCTCTTTATATACAACACCATCATTACCAAATAAATTTGTACTAGAATATTTTCCAGTACTATCTAGTAAATCAAAATAACGTGAAATACCACTTGATGCTCTATTAACACTTTTAACTTTAACAATTTCTTGACTAATTCTTAAAGGTGCAACTTGATAATCTTCACCAGTAACCATTCTATTTTGTGTATAATAAGTTGCAGGTGCATTTTCACGGATACTTACATTTGTTTCAGTAGTAGTTGCATTGTCTACTGTATATTTTAATGACAATGTTACGTTTAATGTTTCTTGATTCCCAACTGCTGACGTATACGGAATTGCTATTCCTACTGACGTCATATCTGCAGGAATAATACTATATGCTTGATTAATACTTGTTCTGTAATAAACTCTAAAATCACCGTTAGGTAAATTACCAAAGACACCGTCTGAGAACATTAAATTAATTTTATCTTGAGATTGTGTAAGAACAGCATAAATGTTTCTAACACTTTTACGTAAACTATTATAAACAATATTATTACCTTCAACTGCTTCAACCTTAGTCCATAATTCGGATTCAGCACCAATTGAATTTAATTTGTAAAGCCATACATCTGAATGATTAACATTAGTTGCATCAACAGAAATTGTTTGATTAGTACTAGGAGTATTAACAGTAAATGTTCCTTGGTCTAATGTACCTTGTCTAAAATGACCGAAGTACCCGCTATTAGCACTTCCTGGTCCACGACCATCATCTCTATATAAAAATGCTAAACTGTTACCAGGTAAAGGTGGCTCTTCAGATATAACTCCGTCAATAACATCAACTGATGTTATTTGGAATGGTAAATTTCTTCCATCAATATTTTTATTATAACTATAAACCGGAACATCTGTATTACTTGCTCTATATCTGTATTGATGTGTTAACACACCTTCTACTGTATCTTTTTTTACTGGACGGCCAATAGTAGAATTTACCGGTAATGCCGCATTAAGAATCTTTTCAAACTGTTCTCGCCAATCTGGATTAGCTGGATCATTCCAAACAACTGTTTGGTTAGCTAAATTAGTACCATTTGAATCTACTATTTCTTCTGATGACGATACTGCTTCAAATTTAATTAACCCATTAGCTGTTTGATTCCGCTTTGGATTATATGACAATAGTCGTGCTAAACGTAATACTGATTCTCTACGTTCTGCTAATTCAAGAAAGTTCTCTCTAGAGTTAAGATCAATACGATAAGAAATATTTTGCCCTAAGAATGCAATAAGATCTATTAACGCTAGGTATTCACTTGAATCAATATAATCATTAAAATCTTCTGGATAGTTCTCGCGAATATAAGCAATCATAGTGCGACGTAGACCATCAAAATCATACGATCTAAAGTCTGCATTTCTAAATGTTTGATATACACGCTTCCAGTCTTCTGCAAGAAGCAATCTATTTTGTCTATTTGTTACTGACATAGTTTTTTCCTATTAACTCTATTTATTTAAATTCATTAACCACATAGTTAATTCTATTAAAAATTACCTGCATCCTCATCAAATGTTAACTTCATTTTTTCTGAAATATTATAAGGAAGATATGTTAATGTACAATCAATTACAAGACCAGCTTCATACTGATCAATAATAATACTGTCTACACTTACCCTTGGGTCTGAATTAACAATCTCAGTAACATTTTGAGCTATAACAGTTTTTAAATTTTCTGTTAATGGTTCGTAAATAACGTCCCAAATAATAGTTCCGAACTCTGGATTTTCTAACTTTTCGCCCTGGCGTATATGAAAATGATTTATAATATCTTGCTTAATTAATGCAATATCATATAAAATATTACTTTTATTAGCTGGATCAACAGTACTCAGTCCACGATACGCTCTGCTAGTTGCAGGCT